AAAACGTTTTTCTTCTTCCATCGTTTTCATGTACCAAACGCCGCCTTGAGCGTTAAAACGGAGTTTGTCGTAAAATTGCCCACCTTCACCGGGGGCGCTGTCTAAATTTAAAGGCATGCTCTTTCTCCTGTTATCATTCCGTTTCCGCTTGGCTCATCGATCCACGTTTGGTGCGTCGTTTCGGTAGTGTCACTAAGCGCTGACAATCTCGCCTCTAAAACTTCCAGCCGTTGCAGAATGTCAGCCATCTTTCCTGTAGAACGACTGGCGTGGTTTGCAAGATTGCCAAACGTTCTGTAACGAATATTCGACACTGTATCTTTCGTAGCGCCGCATTGCTTGCTGACAGCANTGTCTGACCAGCCGTCGTGGTATTGCCAGCCNAGTTCTAGTTCATCGCCGTGCTGCGCAATGAAACTTTCAATATCAAACCTCTGCCGGTNGCGTTAATTGTTTCTGTGACATATGTTTGTCCTCATTTGTGTTGGCACATTTTTTAAGCGCGGTGCCGTAAAGCGCTCAGTAGCCAAAAATTTCTTTGGCTTTTTCTCTTGTCGCTGGATTGTTCCAATAGAACGTGTCGTAATTTGGAATGACCGCTGCCGTTAGCGCTTCTTTGCTATCGAACGCTGCTAGAAAATTTTGCAGGCGTAGAGCGGTGTGACAGACCTCGTTGAAATCTGGTTCGCTATCTTCCAGCGTGTACCGCGCTGACTTTTTGGGCGTAAGATAAATAAACTCGATTTTCCTATTGCCGCTGGCTTTCTGATAGATTGAACCTTGCCTTCGGTGCGCTGCTGAAATAGCCGATGGCATGCGACCTGTCGTTTTAATGTCGATAACGCTGTCCTCGGTTTCAAAATCAGTGAATCCGATGCAGGGGACGTCGATGTGCGGTAGCTCGATTTCTATTCTTTTCTGGTAATCTGCTAACCTTGGTAGGTCGCCTTCCCAACAATCTTGGTACTGGTCCATCATAAGTGGGATGTTTGCGGCCTCGCGTTCCCGCGCTTCGCCGTTGCAGCCCAACGCGGTCCTTTTGTTAAAGTCCTTCAACGCTTCTTCAAGGGGATCATCGAACTCGCCGCCCTGGTGCATGATTTGCAGGCCAAGTTCGACGGCATTGCCCCGCGCCATCGCAGGGTTTGCGGGGTCGTAGAGCTTATAGACGTAGCGCGCGACCCACAGACCAAGGTCGTTCCGGGCTAGATCGATTGAACTATGGCTTACGTGCTTTACAAAATCTGATAATTTCATTTTTTGTAAGCCATTTCCATGAGTTTCAAGAGTGCTTCTTCGCGCAGTACATAGAGGCGGGGGGAGCGGTCTTGCCTAACGCAGAGCCAGTCGCTTATTCCGTCGTCTTGCGCGAGCGCGTCGTACAAAAACTTGAAACCGGATTTTTTGCGTTTTGCTTCGATTACAAAGTCTTCTATGTGAAGATCGCCCGCATGCTCATCTCCAAGCTGCAATTTGTATGCGCCAGAGGCGAGCGTGCGCCGAGCCTCAAAACCCTTCTCAATCCAATAATCTCGGCAGGCAGCTTCCAGTTCGTATCCGCGCTGTTTATTGCGATTACTCATCTCGCTTAACCAAATCTTTTGCCGTTACAAATTTATTGGTCGCGTCTTCAATTTTGAAAGTGTTAGTCACATTGGGGCGGCGCTTATTCGTTGCCCAAAAATAAACGGCGTTTCTGCTGACCCCTATTTTCCGAGCAAATTCGCCGTATGTGAGTTTTTCGCTTTTGAGATATTTTTCTAAATACATAGTTTTCAAAAATAAAAAGGAGGTGCTTTACATCTGCACTCTTAACGTAACAAACTGTTACTTGTGTTCATAGTGCGCGCTGAGTACAATCTGGTGGTAGTACAGGGCAAAAGGGGAGGTATTTTTGTCAGATAACCGGATTCGAGAAATTCGTATTGCGAACGACGTCACGGCTGCGCAGTTAGCGCGGATGTTAGATGTTCCGGGCGCACGCCTGCGACGTTGGGACCGCCAAGAAGTCCGTCCACCGCGCGAAATTTTGCAGATGATTGCTAACAGGTTTAATGTGTCTGCTGATTATGTGGCTGGGGACGATGTTTCCGCAGAGCCGTCACATTTAGCAATTCAACCTACAAACGAGACTATGCCTCTCTATGGCCGGGCTGCCGCCGGGGATGGCGCTGTCACGGTGTCGGGAGGGCCGGTCGACTATATAGAAAAACCGCATTACTTAAGCGGTATCGACGATTGTTATGCCGTGATGATTGTCGGGCAATCAATGGAGCCAAGGTTATTTCCGGGCGAAATAGTAATTGTGCATCCGTACCGCCCAATCCGCACGAATGACTATTGTATCGTGCAGTACACCAACGACGACGAAGTTTGCGCGATAGCAAAACGGTATATAGCGCAGGATAAAGAAGGTTTAAAATTGTCGCAGCATAACCCTGAAAAAATAATATATATTGCTGCCGCTGATATAATATCGATTCACTACATTAAGGCCATCCGGTCCATTTAAGTTACACTGAGTGTAACTTTTACGTTGACCTAGTATCTAAAAATTTACTAATAGTGTCCTCTGAAAGTACAGAGGAGGTGCATTATGAGTATAAAAAATTTCCTGACGCCGAAAGAAATGGCGCTCGAACTCTGGGGTTCCGCTTCCCCTGGTAATCTAAAAAAAGCCTATAGATGGTTGCGAAACGGCCATTTGGACCGGATCGGCGAGTTGAACGGTTGCCCTGTCATAATGGACGGTAACCGATACAACATCCCCTACGCTTTAATTCGCGCGATCAGAGGCGATCTAATTTCCGGCTACCAACGAAACGAGCCGATGATATGACCTGCGATAAGTGTCACGGCAATCATTTTTATAGTTTCCGAGGCCAAATTATCACTTGCGAATGCGTTGATCAAAACGAAATAACCCGGCCACGTCACTATACCAGCGGCGGCGACGAACCTTTCCCGTTCATCAAAAGTTGGGAAATGAATTTCGCCGAGGGAAATGTCCTTAAATATTTGGTCAGGTACAAAGAAAAAGGTGGCGCAGTCGATCTTGAAAAAGCGCGGTGGTATCTCGATCAACTTATCCGCGAGAGTAAAGAATGAAAAAAGTCGTAAAGAAACATTCTAAGAGTCATTTGCCGCGCGCAATCAGAGACCTTTGTCGATGGAAAGTCGTGGCCGTAAAAAAGGGAGACGGTCGGCATGTCAAATGGCTACCGACCGAAGATTGCGATTTTCATCCGCTTGCAAAAATACATACCGCTATCCGCAAAGGTGAGGTGATTGCTGCTCAACATCGCATCGAAAAATGGCACTACGAACTCTGGATGCAGCACCCTAGAAAAGGGGCAAATAAAAAATGAAAATATTCAAACGTTTCAAAAAACCGCTTCCAACTTTTTTTGTAAATAAAAAAAATATTAGCCGCGAGACACAACTGAAGTTGGTCGCGGTCAGTATTCAAAAGAGTACAATCGGTGTTTTTTGCAGATAGAGAAGATTGCCCTATTTGCGATGGCACAGGGCAAGTGGAAAAAGAAAAGGTCGTCGGGTCGTATGACAGCCTCGGCACGCATCAATCCTACTGGCTATATATCGACCGCTGCGACGACTGCGATGGCACAGGCCAAATTGAAAAAGAAGATTAATGGCACATCTTAAATCTCAGAATCACACTAAAGGTCATACCCTTATTAACGTTTTATTAACGTTTCCTGTGTCACTACAGGTAGATCAGGGGTACAAACAACGACTACTACATGGGTAGTAAGTCCTTGATATCATTGTAAGTTGTTGTTTTTTAAGGCGTTGCCGTCGCACTCATAACCTGAAGGTCGTAGGTTCAAATCCTACCCCCGCAACCAATTTTTACCCAATTGAAACAATGACTTAGATACCCCTCTTTTTAGAGGGGTATTTTTTCATTAACGTTGTATTAACGTTTTGTTCGCTGAAATGACCGCGAAATCAAATTTCTATGACCTTCAGTGTGAAATAGTGGTTGCATGAGGTATAACAGTTGTTATATCAGGTATCCTACAATATATCATATTGAAATTTTTAGGATAACAAAATGCAGGGCATTCGAGAGGTAAAACGCGGAAAGCTATATCGTATAGATTTGCGCTCAATTGATCGCGGTGTCGCTACCTTCGAAGGATCAGCGTTAGAAGCGCACAACGAACGAAAGCGCCGGATTAGTGAGAGCAAGAGAATAAGGCCAGCGCACGTCCTAAACCATCCGCGTTTCGTCGCTGTCGCTTATGAACGTTTTATCGATCTACAAAAAGAACGCCGTGATGACGGCGAAATCGGGCAGGCCGAATACGTCAACAAGAAGATGCACGGTCAGCGCATGTGTGACGTAATTTTTAAAGGTAAACCGGTTGGCAGCCATGAGCTTCTCGATTTGACATACGACGATTTGAGAGGCCCGATTAAAAAGTCTATTACTGAAAATAAACGCGGGAAAAAAGAACTATCGTTACGGACGATCAAAAGTAATTTCGTCACGATCAAGCAATTTTTTAAATGGTGCGTGGCACGCGGTTGGCTGTCGTTATCCCCTGCTGAATTGATAAAGGTGTCTTTGGTCAACAGTAAACCGGCCATCGGCAGGCGGATTCACCCAGCCGAAATGGCTGCCGTCATTTCAGCAGCTTCTCCTTTTTATCGTCGAGAAATTACCTTTGCTGCCTATACGGGTGTTAGGGCAGGCGAACAAGTTGCTCTGACTTGGGACGATATAGATTTAAAAAATGGTTATATCGATATTAATAAAGCTAAAAAGAAAGCAGAGACCGGTCATCTAATCGGTACCCCTAAAACCAGTCACGGGGTGAGGGAAATCAAGATGACCGAAAACTTACGGCAGATGTTGCGGAAGTGGAAGTTAGAGCAACCTCGTTCTATGCGGCATAAAAACCTCGTTTTTCCTACAAAAACTGGGGAGTTTGCTGATCACTCAAATTGGTATAAGCGAGGACTCATACCGGCGTGCAAGGCTGCGGAGTATGCTGGAGGTATCGGAGTCGAACGCATTATCTGGAAGGATTTGCGGAATTTTTACGCTAGCGTTTTAATATTTTCAAAAACATTGGCCGACAAGGAAGTAGCTGCTTGGCTAGGCCACTCAGACAGTAACTTTACTTACAAACAATACGCCAGGTATTATCGTGATAGGGACAGAGACGACAATATAATCAATGTTTTAGACGATGCTTTCGGAACGAGCGCTATAAAAACAAAAAACTTGGCAGGGAACGAATAATGAAAAATCATTACAAAAAAATGAAATTGACAGACACTTTTTCGGCTTCAGACGACAAGTGGTCCAATCCGAAAAACGGCCTGGGTTTGATGGAACAAGAGATGACTTATTATTTTGATGAGGCTCAAATTTATCGCAGAAAATTTGGCGCTATCGCAGAGTCGAGAGTGCGTACAATAAATCGATTTGCGGAAATCGACGATTCACTTGTGCATTTTTATGAACCGAAATCCGCATCTTTGTTGATGCATATAATTTACAAAGACTTTGCCGGTTATCGACCTACCATTAGGCAGGAGGTTGTCAATTCTCTCGGTGTGTCCGCGCGCAAGGCGCAAAATTTAATTAATAATCTAGTATCCGAGAACGTGTTAATTAGCAAAAATTACGACGAAGACAACCGCACGAAAATTTTAATTCCGACAGTCGGATTTGTTGTGAGCTATGAACGCCGAACGGCGAGAAGCCTACAGCGACGGAAATATTTGACTGATCGAAAAAGCAAAACGGTTGCCGATTGCATTGCGTTTGATGCTTTGCGCGAAAAATATTATCCTGAAAAACTATTTAAATTGGTCAGTTTTGGACTTACAGAAAATGCATCAAAGCTACGGCTGGTAAAGGTTTGAAGGAGATACATGCAAAAAGTGTATGCATTTAATGTATACATTAATTGCATACGATAGTTGTTGCGCCAGAAAAAAATTAGTTAACAATAAATCCTCGCAAAAAGGGGGGTTATTGTGGTTACGATTGAAATTTTGCAGCGCAAGACAAACTTTGAAGTTTATATCGAACAAGACGACCGGTCATTTCAGGTATACGCGTTCGACAACAAGGTTAGTGCTTCGCGTTTCATGGAGTCAGCTGCGGAAACTTTTAAGCTCGTAGGAAATGTCCAAATCACAGAGCTAGAGGCGGGGTAATATACACTTCCGCCGTTTCTGAGTTAACGTAAGCCATCCGTACATTAAGCCGTTTCTGCAAACGCGATCTTTTTCGGTAAATTCTGCTAGGAGCCTTGCGACCGGGATTAACCCGCCAAGAATCGGCCTTGCTGTCGAGCAGGACTAAGTCGCCAAGTTCATTTAAACAAATTAAGTCTGCTGGCCCTTGATGGGCAAGAGGTCGATAAACAAAATAGCCAAGGCGCAGCATATACTCGGTTAAAATTGCCTCGCAGACCTGGCCCAGTTGATGACGGCTATCCGGCAAGCGCAGCCATGCGCTGTGATAGTCGATGCGCCCGATTAGGCGTCTGCTCTGCCCACCGGCTGTCGAGCATCTCAATCGACGCAGCCTGGTAATCGCCAACCTCGATCAGCGCGTTAGTTTTGACGAATTTTTTAAGCCTCGTTTGTCCGAGTTGGAAACACATATTCGCTAATATTCTCTGTAAGTTTTCAGGCTTCTCATCAAAATTTTTATATATATCTCGGCAATCTCCAATCGTCTGGTATATATCCATCTCAAACAACGCGTTGACGCGGCTCTGGCTAACCGACGTGCCAAGTGGCAAATCGTATTCCGGCTCACCGGCTAGGCACAGGTGACCAATACCAACCGTTTTATGCGACAGCGAGCATAAGTACGTTTCTAAAATGACACCTTCGTCGGCAGCAATTTCTTCGCGTAATTCGTCTAAATTCATTTGCGGATAGCCTTAATGACGCCGCCAATCAGCGCCGGAGCGGTGTTTTTCAAAGCACTTAACCCCCAAATTGCGCCGCACATTGAACAGAAAATTTGAACATACCATTCAGGCATGGCCGACAGTGCGACGTTAAAATATTGCTCCACCGCGACCGGATCGACCAAGGCCCAGAAAAAAGGGGCGGAGAACATGCCAAAGGAAAAACGTCTGAGCCACTTGTCCTTGTCGGTCAACGCGGCCATCTCCCACTCGGAGTTGTTCGTATTTTTGTCCCGGAGCAGCCGAGCTTTGTTGCTTTGTTCGGCCTTTTTCATTTCTTGACCAGCCATGACGTAATCTTTCACGCCAGTCACGACCGGGCCGATTATACCGCTTAATAATCCAAACATTATTTGCGCCTCGCCAGTAAAATTATTGTGATGGTGACCAGGATGATTATCCCAAGCTCACCCGGCGTGAACGCCAACGGCGGCATCATCATTTTTTCACCTGTGCGAATGAAGTTGCCCCGAAATACACAGCCACAAGCCCCGACAACCCGTAAAAAATGGGGCCGATGGGGGTCTGCGTGTAGGCCGAAGGGTTGAACAAGACGCAGAAAACGGTCACTGCCATAAGCGCGAGCGCTGCCCAGCACATCAAACGCCTATTAACCTGGTACGCGTTTTTGTCGGGAATATTGTCTTCGGCCATGATTATTTTCCTTTCAACAAAGGGTTATCGAGGGCGCGTTGAAGCCGCTTATTTAAAGTTGCTTCGAGGGCATCGAGCTTTTCATCTACGCTGGAAATTTTTGCATCAAAGCGCTGGCTGGCGCTGGACGTGATGCCGCGCAGGGTTCTCTCAGCTTGCCGCATTGCAGCGCGGGTATCGGCATCTGCTTGGCGGGACCGACGATCTACGTTGCCAATAGATTTGTATATTTTCGAGGCATCGCTGCGCTGGTCATCTCGAAGGTCACGAGCAAGTTGCTGTATCTCGCCGACCCGCAAACGCACAGACGCCATCTCTTTTCTGACGGCATCAACGGTCTCGTTCTGCACTGCTAATTCCTGCCTGATGCCTGATAGATCCGGGGCGGAATAACTAGCGATCTTAGACCGCATATCCATATAGTCTTTGTAAAATTCGAACGCGCCGTACATGCTTCCTACGAACGTCGATAACGCCATTATTACGGCCACCATCTTACCGCCTCTAAATTTTACACCGCCTACTTCAACTTCAGCCATCAGCGTTTCCAATCAAGTTCTACAAGAGCGTTGTGCGCTCCGTTCGACCTGCCAAACAATGTATAATTTTGCATTGGGTTAGCCAGACTGCGCTCGTCGCTCATCGATTTAGTCGGCATGGTCACCACATCCACCAGCGCATTAGTCGTCTTAATTCTCGGCGCGATCATCCCCATCGCTACAAGCATCG